AAGGTCAGCATCAGTTCTGCGTTGTGCAGTGGCAAGTCTATACATGCCCTTCTCTTTACGAGTAGTGCTTCTGTTCAGACCTTGCTTATACTCTTTGGTGCGGCGTCTCTGAGCACCTGCATCTCTTGCTCTAGCGTATGCAGTATCTCCGAGTTTGGTTTCGCCAAGAACTTCAGCGTTCTTGTCGTAGTTATCAAAATGCTCGTGCTTCTCAGAGATCAGGATCTCAAGTTCTTCGACAGGGACGTTCTCATAGATGTACTCACCGTTGGTGATGTCATAGTGAGTTACAGTGCCATCTTCCAGCATCGTGTGCTGCTCAGGAATGACATCAAACTCTTCAGACTTATAGTTGACCTTCTTAGCACAGTCGTGCTTCTTACGCTTACCACCCATCTCATCCTTACCAAGGCGACCAGTGATAACATCGCGTTTGGTTACCTTATCATAAGGAGGAGCGTTGTTGGCAAGATTGCCGTCATTCTTTTCCTGCACCTGTTTATAGGCAGCAGACATATCGGGTAAGTCTCTAAGGTTCATTTTACTAAGCGTCCTTGTCCTTTTTATTTATCTTACGAATGAACTCACCAGGTGTTAACTTTTTCATGTAGTTTGCAAGTTTGTCTGTACCCATCTCGCCAGCAGGCGTGAAGTTAAAATACTTGATCTCATTTCTCTCTACCAGATCTTTCAACCAGGTACGGAAAATATGATCAGACTCATCAATACTGATGACGTAATTGCTACCACGACTAACGACTTTACTAATGATCCCTGTGTTAACATTTTCTACGAAGGTTCCTACTTCAAACATCCCGCCATCGAAGTATGCTTCACGCAAACCCTGAGGGTCCAACTTAGGAGCAACTTCATGTAAATGATACGATGCTTCAGCAAAATCGTCATAAGACTCTTCTACTTTCATCGCTTGGCGTAGGGTTAAGTATAATGCCTCTCTGTCTTTTTTGCTTAAGGATTCGGGAATACCTTCATCAAATGTATCAAAGTCACCTTCGACTGCTGCCTTACGCATCTTAGATGCAGACATACCCTCAACACCTTCAGCATCAGGATCACGATCACCTGCACTTACTACTTTAATTTCGTCGAATGTATATAAGTCTCCGTTGTATTTTTGTGCGAGTGAGTTGAACTCACTAACCCTGTCACCTCCCACAACAATATTAACTGAACTATACCCGTCAGAATCGAGGGCACCGAGAACGTCAAAAATAGTACGCATGTCGGGATTGTCAACAATCGCGTTCGCGTGATCTGGATATGACATCCGCATATACTTAACTTTGGTGCCTGCGTCGAGTGGATTCTTTTTAGGATCCTCCGACCTTGAGGGGTATATTCTATACTCTCCTCCACTTGTTTTTGCCTCTCTTGCTACTTTTGCAAGAAGTTTCTCGTGCCCAACAGTAGGTGGATTAAATCTTCCAAATGTAATAGATATTGTGCCTTGATCGACCGCACCCGAGCCATCTCCAGTTTCTTCTTCTCCATTCTGCTGGGTTGGCGTAGTGTCTGGGTTTTGGGGGTCAACCTTTACAAGTTTTCCGTCCTTAGACATATGGGTTACGTTGCCTCTTGCATCGACATAACGTCCGTAACCAATATGTTTAAGTTTTAAAGTTTGAGCAGCTTTTGCTGCGAATGATCTCTCGGCTTCAGTTAGGAAAGCACTAAAACTTTTCATTCTACCAATTTTTACTAAGATTAAAGTTTGCTTTACTAAAAGTCAGTCGATCTACGAGTTTATAGGGATTGCTTGAAACGGTCACAAACCCCTCGTGACGAGTAGGTTCTCCATCGATGTAGCATTCAACAGTTCCATTTACAACAATCGCATCGAGTAGACGCTGTTTCAGTTGAAAGAGTTTGTGCCACACCTTGAAGGTAGTCACATTGACTTCTCCCTTATATTTAGCTTCCAAGATATTATGCATAAAATCTGCATCGGGAAGTTTACCCATACGAATAAACTTATTCACCAACTGTCTGCAATACGAACGACAATATATGTTCTTTGAAACTTTGCAGAAAGGAATCAGAGCAACAATCTCGGCAGCAAGTTTTAGGCAATGCTTACGACTACCAATCTCAGCATCCTGAGTGTCGATAAATCGAGCATAGTTGGTTGACTGCAGAGTGACACCAATCTTTGCTTCTGCATTAGGGGAAACTTCAGTATAAGAAGTGTGAGGTGCTAGAACAATCTGTTGACCAATCGGAGTGGGAAAGCGATACTCCACAGTATTAGGGCGATAAACAGTGCCGCCACCGACACCGATCCAATCAGCTTGGACAATACCATCGATATGAGGAAGATAGCGAAGACATAACTTAAGGATATCAGCAACGTGCCCTTGATGATTCTTCGCAATGTCCTCATAGGTGTAGTTGATTTTGACTTGACGTTTGTTGAAGACAGACTTAGTACCAACAAAGAACATACCGTTCTCTGGATTAGTACCAAACACAATAGCAGGAGCACCGTCCCACTTCGTGCTGACCTGATTGATAGTCAGCACTTCCTTCAAGGCACTCAATGCTACACGACGACCATCAAAGATGGAGTCTTCCAGGTGCTCAAGGTGTTTGTTTGGCATTCCGTCCGTGTCTATACCATTATTATAGCATGATAAAGTGGAGTCACACATGGTTGGGGACGGTTTCGTTACTGTCTAACGTCGAATCGGAAAGCGACACTTGAAATGCCGTCTCTTGACTTAGCACGAATATCAATCTTTGTTTTCTTCACCATCTTTTTAATATATGCATCATCAATCTGTCCGAAGAACGAGGGCGATAACATATAGTTTGATACCGCATTAGTATTATTTTTGAAATAGTTTTTACCTGTAAGCGTTTCTTCAATCAGGCAATACAGGAATGCAGGGTCTTCTTCCAGATACTCAAATAAATCTTTAATCAGTTTAGGTTTATTATTTGCTACCCAGGTCCTATAGTTCTTATCATCTTTAATACGACCGCTAGCGTCAACTAAGTCTTTAACTTGATTAGGTTTACGCTCAGTTGCTTTTGCCAAGTTCTTTTCAGTTAGAAGTTTTGTTGGCGTCTTTGAAATATCATCAATCAACTTTGCTAAGTTTTGTCCTCTTCTGCCAGGACACATAGCAGCAGTTGCTGCCATTGCTCTTGCTGTACTAGGACCTTCAGCACTGGATAACTGAATGGGTCCTTTCATTTTAACTGAACATCTTACAACGTTCCTACCATTCTTTTGAAAAACGACATCGGTCTTTGGTTCTGGGTCACCTTCAATACCTAGTTCATCACTGTGAAAAGCACCTGCTAACAAACTAGGATCTTTTTTCTGAACTAGATCGACACACTGCTTTGCTTGAGCACCAACTGTTCCAGTATACTCTTTGAGGTTTGAATGCTTTGCTGCTCTGTCTTGTATTTCCTGAATAGGAGTACCTGCTCGCATCAAAGATTCAAAGACAATCGCCCATTCTAGTTGTACGCCTCTGCCTTGTGCCATTCTAGTTTATTGGATCGTCAACATTATTTATTATGTAAGACGAACTCTATAGTCTTGCAGTTTTTGAATCAAGCGTAGTTGGTCTACTACGCCTGGTTGGATTCCTTCTCTTGCTCGTGCTTGTTCATAGGAAGACATTGTTTCCAATGCCCTAAGGATGTGATCGACTTCTTGGAGATCTAAGTTCATGTGAAGTTAGTAAGTGAGTGATAAACTGCTTCTATGTGCATGTTCCCATGTATGTATCCAGCAACGATAACACTAAGAGTCGCTGTTATTACTCCCAGTAACATTAGGACTGGGGTAATGTATGATGATGTATTCTTCTGGGGATCCGTCTTTGTTTGGGATGGTTTGTCTATACCATCTGCATTGTTCTCCATAGATTTTGCAGACTTGCTCAACTTGCATCTCCACAATGATGTCCTTTTCTTTCTGGGTCATCGTTAACTGAGGGGGTAAAGGGTGTACGTGATTTGTTCTTAATAATTATAAAGGCATCTTTGTTGTATTTTCGAGTACCAAGAGGCGATTGCCACTTTTTGTTATACTCCTCACCAACATCAATACCAGATACCGATGTTCCTCCGATCTCAATAGCAATGTCATCTTGAGATACATTCCATCCAAGAGTTGACATAGCAATCCAGAGATCTTCTTGAGTAAAAGTTCGACTATCCATAACGTGTTCTTCTGGTTCAAGATTTCCAATCATTTTAAATAGGTATCAAAGAGAGCATTTGTTGACTGTCCATAGGATCAACACAAATATCGAATCCTAATGTTATTCTTGGTTCATAAAAGTTGTCTTCAACAACAACCTTATGTTGCCTGTATCCAGGACCAATGTAGATATTACCAACTTCGTTTTTTATTTCATAGTCTTCAAATACAGTTTTTGTATTTTGAGGATCTATGCATATGTATCCATGGTATTTCCATTCATGATTATGCCAATCTAGAACTGTATCTGGGGTGTGATAGTTTAACCAACACTGCACCCACTTGTGTTTTTCAGGAACATAGTCATAAATGATATCTTTTAACTCAAAGAATAGTTCCTTGAAGATTAAGTTTGGTGATGTTAGTGCGAAGAAATTATACAACCCATAAGACCAAGTAGAATCTCTGCCGCCAAGAATAGTTTGATGAACACTATGTGCCTGATGTATCAATCTAACCATTTTATCTTTATTGTTGATGATTAGTTGAGACTTATGTACTTTGTAATCAGTCATCTTCACTTAAAATAATATTGAAGGAGATCGAGATTCTATCATTATCTAGATTATTAGTTGTAACTGCATGAGGAAGATATGAAGGAAATACCATCAACCTACCCTCCATAGGAGGAAAAGACATATAATCAGAAACCTTTATTGGAAATCCATTAAGTATAAAAGACTCTTGTTCAGAGCGATGAAACTCAATATTTCCTTGCTCTGGATTATTTTTTGCTTTTACATAATACACACCAGATAAAAAACTCTTGGGGTGTATATGTTTTACATTCCAATGATTTTTACCATTGATATTAATCCAATAGTTTGAAATAAATGTTCTATGATTTGAATCTTTTAATGCATAAGTATCTCGAAAGATTAGATTAGTTACATCAAGAATAGAATCCAATAGATTATTCAATGGAGTATTATAAGGTAAGTCTGTTGACTGATATCCTCCCCTGTTACTGTAGATTCTACCATCTGAGCATTCTTCTTTTAGTTGATAACAGTGAGTTTCTAGTTCACGGTTATCAAGATCTAAATCTGCCCACCACATTGGGGTGGGAAACAAATACTCAGTATGGACTTCACTCATTTACCAACGCCATAATCAGGTGCTTTCTTTTCTAGTTCACTAATAGTTTTATGCAGTTTAGCAATCGCTGCTTTTGCTTCAGGAGTTTCTTCCCACTCCCAAGTATCACTACCAATGGTCGTTGTTTTCTTAGTCATCAAAGATCTCCTTCTTTACGGTTTTCAGAATAGTGGACATCAAACTCTCCACCAGGATAACGAGACTTCAGTTTCTCAACATTCATCTCAATAATCTCTTCAGGTGAAACATCGAGTGCCATACATGCTTGCATGAAATACCACATGATATCACCCAACTCACGCTTCATGTGA